ATGTCCCGCACGAAGTCAAAACCCGCATGGCAAAATCTCACATGGCACGCTGCTCGAGGGCAGTGGAAGAAATACCGCAAAGGATCAACGTACTACCTAGGCGACAGCGGGGTCAAGCGAACCCGCAAGACCCACGATCAAGCGCTGGCAGAATGGAAGCGCAAGGAAGCGGAGCTGATCGCCACGGCCACCGACACCGCCGAGGCTGATCGGCGGGCCACCCTGCGGCAAACCCACCCCGCCACCTATCAAGCCGCCGCCCTAAGCCGCGGCGAGATCATCCCCGAAGTCGATGTCGTCAGCGGCGACCCCACCAACGAGATCGGCCGACTGCTGGCCCGAGCCGCGGCGCTATCGGCAGGGGTCGCCGATGAACCCGACTTCGCCGTGGGTATCGACGACCAGCCCCAGGCCCAGACCATCGGCCACGCCATCGACGCCTACCTCAACTTCTTCCGTACCCAGGTCGAGGCCGGCCAACGCACCCGCAGCCGGTACGAACCCCTGCGGGTCCACCTCGAAAAGTTCCGAACATGGACCCCGCCCACCAGCCCCGCCGAGGCCGGCAAACTGAACACCTCGTCCATCTCCGCCAGCCTGCTGACCGCATGGCACGCCCACCTGATCCAACAGATGGCCGACGGCGAGGCCAAGGCCAGCTACGCCCATGACCAACTGGGCACCATCAAACAGTTCGTCAGATGGGCATGGGAAAACGAACTATGCGACATGCCGCGGAACCTGGGCAGCAAGTCGCTAAGCATCCCCATCCCCAGCCGCAAACCGAAGCACCTGACCACCGAAGACATCCAGCGGATTCTGGCCGCGGCCACCGACCGCACCCGCCTGCTCATCCAGCTCATGCTAAACACCGGCGCGACCGCAAAAGACCTTTCGGACCTCGCCCCCGATGAACTGGATATCAAGGCCGGCCGCATCACCCGCCAGAGGAGCAAGACCCGGCGACACGGCGACAACGTCCCGACGGTCAGCTACACAATCTGGCCCAGCACTATCAAGCTGCTGAAAAAGTACCGCGAGAAATCCGGCGACCGGGTGCTGCTGACCGCCAAGGGCCAACCGCTGGTCCGCGACTGGATTAGAGACGACGGTCAGGTCGGCAAGGTGGACAGCGTCCGGCTCGCTTTCGGCCGGGCAGTGAAGGCCGCGAACAAAAGCGGGGCGGAGGCCGAGATCAAAGCGACAGTCAAGATGCTGCGTGCCACCGCGGCCAACATGCTGGAACAGCACCCCGACCATCAAGCCATCACTTCGCTGTTCTTGGCCCACTCGCCCCGAAGCATCAAGGAAAAACACTATGTCGCGGCCAACCAGCAACAACTGGACGCCGCGGTCAAATGGCTAGGCGAGTACCTCGAATTGGCGTAATCGGGCAATGTTCCGACATTACATTCAGGGTTTATACAGGTCGCAATGTCTAAAGATCGCACATTACAAAATCGAATGCCAGCGGCAGTAAAATAGCAACATTACTACAATGCAAGTGTCTGTAAAATATACGCTTACAGCTTGACAGGCACGTTTGAACGGGCTATCATCTTGAAAAGCCCTTGCGGTGGCCTCGCAACCGCAACTGCAGCCTTGGATACCCAACAGGCTGCACATGCCGGGGCGGGCTAAACCCCGCCTCCGCCTTTCACACAACATCAGCGAAAAGCAAAACGGCCACGTTGGCCGCAGCGCGATCGCTACGCCCGAAAGGAACGACTGATGACGCCTCCTGAATCGATTGCCCACATTTTCGCCCGCAGTAATGACACCCGAGCAAAAATCTACGACCTCCAGATGGTGCTGCTCCAAGTCGCCGCCATCCGAGCGAACTCAGGCGGGTACGGCCTGGATGAAGCAAACCAAGTTATGAGCATCGTCTCCGATCAAAACCTGCCCAACGGGTTGGCAGAGTTCGTCGACCGGTGGCCTCAGGTGAAATCTGGCGAAGCCAGCAATACAGAATGGGCTGCCGGCGTCCATGATGCCGTAGTCGCCGAACTGCAGGCCGATTCATGAAGGCTCTTCCTCCCGCCCACCACCTCACCCGCGCCGCCGAGCATGAACACGCCGCCGCCCACCACCGCGAACGCGCCCGGCGACTATGGGCCGACCTGCTGCCCGACCCCATCAGCCTGCAGGCCAAGCCTACCGCGGCGAAAACCCCGCACCAGTTCAAACTGGCCACGGCCAGGGCGCGGTACGCCGAGGCTCTCGCCCGGAAACTCGACGACATGGCCCGCCGTGAAGTTGACGCATGGGCCAAGGCCAAAGCCGGTCAAAGCCAAGACGCGGACCCGACGACGAATGAGTAAGGCCTCGGGCCTGCGGCTGACTACCGCGACCCCAGCGAAAACACAACCGATCTCAACCCTCGCTGGGGTTTAGAAGAAGCCCCCCGGGATTAGTCACCCGGGGGCACTTTTTTAGGTAGACCATGACCCAACATCCCAGCACACCAGCAGAGTCCTTCGCCGCTTCCAACGCCAACGAACACGGCGTCTATATCGCCATGCCGCACTGGCTCCGACGCAGCGCCTTCTACCGCGGCAAAACCTACAAAGGCCGCCGCGTCCTGTTTGATCTCGTCTGGCGGGTAAACCGCCACAAGGGCGGCAGCGACCATCGGGTCAAATCCGGCGGCTATCAAGCTGGCCAATGCGTCGTGACTAGCGAACAGCTGGCGAAGGCCTGCGGGCTTGATCTTGAGTTCGCAACCATGGACGGAGCCACGAACGCCGTCAAAAAGATTCTCAAGTCCTGCCGCGATGCCGGCATGATCGACACGCAGCCGCTGCGGAACCAGAGCCAGGGCAAAATCATCACGCAAGGTACGTTCGTGTCGCTCATCGACTGGACCGCCTACGACCGCCCCGATGACTACATCTCCTCGGGCGAAGCGCACAGCCTCCCCAACACCTGCTTAAAGCCCTGGAGCAATCAGCTCGAAACGCAAAGTTTCACATGGTTCCCATCATGGCTGCGCGACAACGCCCTAGGCATGGGATGCCGCGAGCAGCAGCTGGTCCTAACGATGATGTGGATGGCAGGCGAGGAAGGCGGGTACGAAGCTGATGTGAAACGACTGGCGGCCGAATCAGGAGTGCCAGTCGCCGAGATCGCCGACGCGATGTCGGAAATCAGCGAGCACCACATCTTCGACACCACCCACGACGAACGGCTTGGCGTTTACGAATGGCAGCTCCTGGACGCCCATCTCTATGGCCCCGCGAACGACCAAGGCGCGGAGCTTCGCGGCGAAGTTTACGAGCTGGCTTCTACAGCTCATTACGCCGAGCCAGACCCGAAAGCCACGGCCAACCTGATGGCACTACGGGATGGCACCCCGGATGGCACCACGGATGGCACCACGGGTAGCACTACGGATGGCACTGCAGATGGCACCCCGGATGGCACCAGTATAAATACCAACGGTAAAACCGACATGCGCACCAACAGAACACCGACGGACACCTACGGCACACCAACCCAACAACCAACCCGAAGGAGCGAGGGGCCAGCCCAAGGGCTGACCCCGTCGCCTTTGTCGCCTGCCGGCGTTGGTTCCAGATCGACGCCCACGGCACCTAGCACAATCGACTTCGAGCAGCAGGCCAAAGCCCAAAGCGAACCGTCGGTCCCCCCCGTCGCATTCCCCACGCCGCAAGCGCGGCCAACGACCACGCCGCCCGAGGATGTCGATGAGGCGGCAGCCGCCCAGCAGATGCTGGCCGAGCAGGACGCCCAGCAGCGAGCCGCCGAAGCCCGCCTCGAAGAATGGCCGGACGGCTGACTCCGGCAAACCCCCGCCGCCATACCCGACGATGGAGGGGGCTGGGGGATCATGGCCACCGAACAACGAACATCCGAACGCATCGGCCCCGCCGCCGAATCGCCCCGTGCTGCCGAACAGTTCCCCTATCGCCCGCGGCCGGGCCACCCAGAAGACGCCGAGGAAATCCGCGATGAGGCGGGCCGGGTCCTCGGCGGAATCGGCCCGATGATCGCCATGCTGACCCGGCGGGTCTTCCCCAGCGCCCAGGACGCCGACCACGACGAATACGCAGCCCATGCCGCCGCCTACTTCGTCACCAACGGCCTGCCCAAGTACGACGTGAGACGCGGGGCCAAGCTGACGACCTTCGCCTTCGCCGTTCTGTACCGCGACCTGCTCGGTCAAAAACGCAAGGCAGCCCGCCGGGCCGACCGCGAGCAATTCGACGCCGCCGACTTGGACGCGATCCCTACGCCTGACCCACGCCCCGACCTGGGCCGCAAGGCCGCGGCCATCGCCGAGGATGCAAGGGCAGCGGCAGGCCTAACCCGCAGGCAGGCCGAAGCCGTCGCCGCCAGCACCGGCACCCACCGCCCGCTATACGCCGTGGCCGCCGACCTCGGCCTTGCCTCGCCCAGCTCGTTGTCAACCATCCGCCGGCGTGCCCGATGGCGTATCGAAGCGATAGACCCCGAAGACATCCAGCAAACGGTGCCATCGCCGGACCCGATGAACTTTCAGCAACTGACCGGATGGACGCTGGCGGAGGCCCAGCAGAGAGAACCCGAGCTAATGCGTTTGCTTCCCGCTGCAGAGGCATCGACGTTGTCGCTGCTCATTGCGCAGTCGCACCTGACCGCACAGGACTGCGCCGAGCGAATCGGCGTAGACGCCCAGACCATGTCCGATACGTTCCAAAACATCAAAAGTATAGAAATATCTGACATCAGACCGTGAAGTCGGACCCGATTCTGCAGTATCAACACTGCCGGAAAGGGTAAAGCCGGCACTCTTCGGTCCCCGTCGCCCAAAAGGCGGCGGGGGCTTTCCTACCAATGCCAAAACGCCCACCCGCCTACCGCCTGACCCCCGACGCCCCGAAGCGGCAACCACGACCATCGGCCGCCGCCCGCGGCTACGGCCATCGCTGGCGGATCGCATCGCGGCAGTTCCTGACCGACAACCCGCTATGTCTGCACTGCAATGAAGCGGGCCGCACCACCGCCGCCCAGTGTGTCGATCATCGCGAGCCACACCGCGGCGACGCCGGGAAGTTCTGGGACCGGAACAACTGGCAGCCCCTATGCCACGCCTGTCACGCCATCAAAACCGGACAGGAACGGGCCGGGTCCAACCCATGAAAAAACGGGCGCACAAGCTGACCTTCAAGCAACGCTATGGCATCGAGCCGCAAGTCGTCCGCCGGCTCTGGGTCGAAGAGTTCGAGCCGCGGCTAGGGCCCAGCTCCGCCCGCGTACTGATCGCCTGGGCTCGCCGCCCCCATGCAACCGCCAAAATCATCGGGGACGAACTCGGCCTCTCGATCAACGCCGTAGCCGCCATCGCCCGCAGCACCCGCCGCCGCCTCGACGACATGAACCGTCGAAGTATGCGGCAGCAAACCCATAAGCCGGCGTTGCGAAAGATGGAACTGCTCGGGGCCGATCCGCAACTAATCCAACGTGTCGCGGATCAAATCACCCCCAGGCAACTCGACTACCTCGCCGCGGCAATCGAGCAACCCGAAGCCAAGACCTGCGACATCGCAAAGTTCTTGCAGGTCAACCCCACCACTGCGTCCCACATGATCCAAAAGATCGTGCCGGTAGTACGCCGTGTGAAAGCCACCCCATGCGCGAAAGAGGATGCCAGCTATGCCTGACCCCGAAACCATCGCCGCCATCCGAGCCGTCGCCGCCCAGCAACAACGCGCCCCGCTGGTTCAGTTCCTTGACGGCCTGCACTCGCTGACCCGCCGGGCAACCAACACCCGGCCAACCGACTGGGCAGTCGCCATCCGCCTGGGGCCGATGACCCTCTACCAGGCGCTGGAAGGCGGACCCGCAGCGTTCCGGCCGCTAACTGGACGATGCCAGATTGAGTACCGCCAACGCCGGTGGCTGCTCCCGCTGCTGCGGAGCCTACGCGGCAGGCTGCTGGGCCGATGGGCCGGGCGGGGCCGACACCCAGGACGCTGAATCATGCCCAAAACGAACATCAAACATATGGAACGCAGCGAAGCCCTCGCCAGCCTGCTCACCATCGCCGGCGCAGTCGAACGGGTCTATGAACTGGTGCCCGACCACAGCCAGCACGACCTGGAACCACTGCAGAACGACATCGCCGCCGCCTTCGATTCGATCCACAAGAACGCCGTCGTCACCATCGGAACAACCCAGACGGAGACCCCGGTTGAGTCCCTTACCGCAACGCTATGTCTGCTCGAAGAAATGACGGAAGCCGACCTCGTCTACCTGGAAGCCGAACGCTACGAAGGCTGCCTCGTAGCCCGCTGCTTCCGCGATGGCGTCATCGCCCGAGTCGCCATCGACCCCGACCGGCTGGAAGACGAACAACGACCGCTAGCCGCGGCACTGGCCACCACGGTGCTGGAAAGCTGGGCCGCCCAAACCGACATCGCCAAGAGCAAGGGGCCGGCGGGGGCCAGACCCAGAGCCACGAAGAAAGCCTGATATGACGACCACCGAACTACACAACACCATGAAGCTGCTAGCCAAGCTGATCTACCTCAGCCAGATGCCAGCTGAACAAACGCTCAGCTATCGCAAAGCATCCAACGCCCTGGGCGACCAGCTACTGGAAGGCACCGGCACCGCCACCGAGTTCAGCCTCGTAGATGACGTGCAGCTCCCCATCCACAACGCAGTCAAAACCCTGACCTCTGCCCTGAATGGCATCCCCGGCCTCGCCAAAGCCGCAGCCGACCGCTACCTGCAGCAGATCATCGGGCCGCAGCTGGGCACCGCGGCCAATGCCAACCCGCAGCTCATCGTCGACGCGCTGGCCCAGGCCCTGACCGACGACAACCAAACCGTCCAGGCCGGCGGCATCATCGCCACCTACATCAGCAGCACATACGACCGGCAGCTGCCCACCGCGGCCGCCGGCAGCGAAACCATCAGCGACGACTGGGTCACAAACGAAGTCGTGTGACCGCAGGACCGGGGGGCCTCAAATTGTTGAAAAGGCCCCTCCACAGAGACCCACACGCAGCACGGAACTTTTACCCGCGAAATTGGACAAGGGGGGGTGATGAATGAGCTGGCATTATTTGCAGGAACAGGGGGCGGACTTCTCGCCAGCCGATTGCTCGGCTGGTCCACCGCCTGCGCAGTTGAATTGGCCGAGTACCCGCGCCAAGTTCTGCTCCAACGACAACGCGACGGACACCTCGACCACTTCCCAATCTGGGACGACGTGCGAACCTTCGACGGCCGACCGTGGCGTGGAGGCATCGACATCATCACCGGCGGCTTCCCCTGCCAGGACATCAGCGGCGCAGGTACAGGTGCAGGACTTGCCGGAAGCCGTAGCGGTCTTTGGTTCGAGTATCAGCGCATCATTGAGGAAGCTAGGCCTCGCTTTGTCTTCGCGGAAAACAGTCCGAACCTCCGCACCCGTGGCCTCGGCCAGATCATCGAAGGACTTGCCGCGTTGGGGTATGACGCACGATGGTGCGTGCTGGGAGCTTGGCACGTCAGCGCGCCCCATCGACGAGACAGAATGTGGGTACTGGCCCACGCCGAAGGCGACCGCCGCGGGTCCGGACTTCGCCAAGCTCAACCGATCATCGACGGGTATCAGTCTCCCCACTGCGGTAGCGATAGCGCAACTACCGACCCCGACGGTACAGGACGCGAAGAACAACGGGGGGCCTGCCCAACATCGACGACACACCAAACCGCTGAATGCGGTGGCTGGTGGACCGCTGAACCCGCCCTGGGTCGAGTGGCTCATGGGGTGGCCAATCGGGTGGACCGACTCAAAGCCATTGGCAACGGACAAGTACCGCTGGTGGCAGCAACAGCATTCAAGCTGCTTAGCCAAGGCTGGATAGAACAGAACGGCACCCAGCAAGTGGAGGGCACATGACAACCACGACGCAAAACCTCACAATCGACTACCGACCGACCGGCGAACTGCGGCCCTACGCCAACAACGCCCGCACCCACAGTGCTGCCCAAATTAAGGCGATTGCCCGCAGTATCGAAACTTTCGGGTTCACGGTTCCAATCCTCATCGACGGCAGCGGCACCATCATCGCCGGCCACGGTCGCCTCGAAGCCGCGGGCCAAATCGGCATGGAATCCGTGCCCACGATTCAACTTTCGCACCTGACCGACGAGCAGCGGCGAGCCTACATCATCGCCGACAACAAGCTAACCGAGCGCGGCGGATGGGATAAGGAACTGCTGACCGCCGAGCTGGCCGACCTGCGGGAAGCCGGCCTCGACCTGGAACTCACCGGCTTCGAGGCGGGAGAGCTTGACGACCTGCTGAGTATCGGCGACGACCCGAAACGGATGTCGCTGTCGGACCGCTTTCTTGTGCCCCCGTTTTCAATTCTGGACGCCCGGCAAGGCTACTGGCAAGCCCGCAAACGCGAATGGCTCGACCTAGGCCTACAGTCGGAACTGGGCCGCGGCGACAACGAACTGGGCTTCTCGGAAGTCTGCAACAATGGCGGATACCGCGGCCGGGCCAAGGCCTACAACACAGCCGGAACCAGCGCCGAGAGCGGCGGCAGCAGCGCGAGCGGAACCAGCGTCTTTGATCCGGTGTTGTGCGAGGTTGCGTACCGCTGGTTCTGCCCGCCCGCCAGCCGGGTGCTGGACCCGTTCGCCGGCGGCAGCGTACGCGGTATCGTCGCCAGCCGCCTGCGTCACCACTACACCGGCATCGAACTGCGGCCCGAGCAGGTCGAAGCCAACCGCCAACAGGCCGAGGCCATCACCCGCGACGATGACCCGCTGCCCCAATGGATTGAAGGCGACAGCCAGGACGCCGCGAAGCTGGCCCCCGGCATATACGACTTCATCCTTTCGTGCCCGCCCTACGCCGACCTCGAAGTCTACAGCGACGACCCCCGCGATCTTTCCACGATGAGCTACGACGACTTCCGCGAGATGCACGCCCGCATCATCGCCGAGGCCTGCGGGATGCTGAAAGACAATCGCTTCGCGGTCTGGGTGGTAGGCGAAGTCCGCGGCCCCGACGGCAGCTACCGCGGATTCGTCCGCGACACCATCAATGCCTTCGAAGCCGCCGGCTTGAAGCTGTGGAATGACGCCGTGCTGGTGACCGCCATCGGTTCCCTGCCGATCCGCGTCGGAACCCAGATGATGAAAAGCCGGAAGCTCGGCAAGACCCATCAGGACGCCCTCGTGTTCTTCAAGGGCAGCATCGACGACTTCCGGGAAAGCTGGGCGTTGGAACCCAGCCACCACAACGTCCTCGTTTTCACCAAAGGCAACGGCCAGGCCGCCACCCGTGCCATCGGCGATGTTGATGTGGGGCAGCTGGAACAGCCCGAACCGGAAACGGAGGCGGTGTGATGCTCGATGACCTCCCCGCACTCGACATCGACGCCCCCGCATTTTACGAGGAACAGACCGAGGATAGCCGCAATGTGGATGTGACGCTGCACGACGACCGCACCCACCGGAGGACTCCCAGCCGCCGCGCGATGATTGACTGGACGAGGGTCAGCAACGCGGCCCAGCACCTAGACCGCCTACCCGATCCCGGCGAATCAGTGCATGGCATTATGCGGTGCAACTTCGACGCTTTCGACTTTGTGCCCGCCATTGTCCGGCTGCTACAGCCGGCACGTTGCATCGAACTGAACATCGCAACCCTCGGGTTCAATGAGCGTAACGCCGCCGCACTGCTTGACCTACTGGATACTGGCGAAATAGAGCGGGCCAGCTTCATCGGCTCGCACTTTTGGAAGTCCCACGAAACAGGCGTGTATGACGCCCTGCACCACGACCTAACCACCCGCGGCCATCCATGCCTCGCCATGCGGTGCCACGCCAAGCTGCTGCTATTCGAGGCCGACGACGGCCAGTGTTTCACCATGGAGAGCAGCGCGAACCTCCGCAGCTGCCGGAACCTCGAGCAATTCGTTTTAACCCACGACCGCGACCTGCTGCACTTCCACCGCCGGTGGATGACCGAGATGTTCGAGGGGGCCGGCCAATGACCCGCGGACGCAAACCCAAACCAACGGCGACCAAGAAGCTGGAAGGCAATCCCGGCAAACGGAAGCTGAACGACGCCGAACCGAGGCCCGCGGCCACGAAGCCCGCCTGCCCAAAGCACGTTCAAGGCGAGGCGCGGAAGGAGTGGAACCGCGTCAGCAAAGATCTTCACGCCGCCGGTTTGCTCACGAAGATCGACAAGGCTGCCCTTGCTGCCTATTGCGTCCAGTGGGGCCGGTGGGTCGAGGCCGAAGAAAGCCTACGGAAACACGGCCCGGTGGTGAAGTCACCCACCGGCTACCCCATGCAAAACCCCCACCTCTCCATCGCCAACAAAGCCATGACCCAGATGCAAAAATCGCTGGTTGAGTTTGGCATGACCCCGAGCAGCCGCAGCCGTATCGCCGTAGACCCAACCGACGCCGCCGATGAACTGGCCGACTTTCTGAACGCATGACCATCACCCCCGCCGAATCCTGGATCGAAACCGCCAGCGACCGCCAAGCGGTAGCCGACGGCTGCACTATGGATGAGTCGGCCGGCGACCGGGTGATTAAGTTCGTCGAAACCTTCTGCAAAATCCCCGACCCGGACCACCCCAAGCGAGCCATCCCGCTGCAGCTGCTGGACTGGCAGCGCCGCATGATCCGCCAGCTATTCGGCTGGAAGCGGCCCGACGGCACCCGCCGCTTCCGTTTCGCTTGGGTGGAGATCGCCAAGAAGAACGGCAAATCTACGCTGGCCGCTGCCCTGATCCTGTACCTGCTGGTCGCCGACGGCGAAGCCGACCCCGAGGTGTACGGCGCAGCCAGCACCCGCGACCAAGCCGGCATCATCTTCCGCGCCGCCCGCAAGATGGTCGAGCGGTCGCCGGCGCTGGCCAAAGCCCTGAATGTGAAGGCACACGTCAAGCGGATCGTCAACGCCAAAGCCAACGGCTTCTATACCCCACTCCCCAACAAGCCCGCCGCGGTAGACGGCATCGACGCCCACGGCCTGGTCTTCGATGAGATTCACCGCCAGACAAGCCGCGAGCTCTACGACGCCCTCACCTACGCCGGAGCCGCCCGCAGCCAGCCGCTGCAGTTCATCATCACCACCGCCGGCGACGACCGGGCGAGCGTCGGCTACGAACTGCACGAACGTGCCGAAGCCATCCTCGCCGGCACCATCATCGACACCGAAACCTTCGCCTTCATCGCCGCGGCCGGCCCCGACGATGACACCGGCGACCCCGCAACCTGGGCCAAGGCCAACCCGAGCCTTGGCCACACCGTGGACGCCGACGAGTTCGCCGCCGAGTACGAGCGGGCCAAAGACAGCCCGGCGAGGATGCAAAACTTCAAACGCCTACGCCTGAACATGTGGGTCAGCCAGGCCAGCCGATGGCTAGACATCGACAGATGGCTGGCCTGCCCGCCGACGGTACCCGATGCGGAACTGGCCGGCCGGACCGCCTACGGCGGCCTGGACCTATCCACCAGCGTGGACCTGACCGCCTTTGTCGTCCAGATTCCCAGCGAGCAACCCGACGGCCGCCGAACCCACGACGTACGCGCCTGGTTCTGGTTGCCCGAAGACAACATCGTCGAACTTGAACGCCTCGCCGGCGTGCCTTACCGAGCCTGGGCCGATGCCGGCCTGATCGAACTGACCCCCGGCGATGTCATCGACTACAGCTACATCCGGCAACGCATCCAGGAAACCGCCGCGGCCTACGACCTGCGGGAGATCGCCTACGACCCGAGCGGGGCCACCCAGCTATCGACCGAGCTAGCCGAAGACGGCCTGCCCATGTTCAGTTTCTGGCAGCGGCCGACGATGCTAAATCCGGTGCTGCGCTACCTGGAATCGTGCGTTATGACCGGCCGGCTACGCCACGGCGACCACCCCATCCTCAACTGGATGGCGGGGAACGTCGAGGTGGTCGAGAACGCCGACGGCCTCATCAAGCCCAGCAAGCCGCGGAACAGCGGCAAAAAGATCGACGGGATCGCGGCGCTGGCCATGGCGATGGGAACGCATTGCAAACAGCAGGCGGCCGGGGAACACCACTACGAAGAATGCCCCGTCCTCATTTTGTAGGACGCGGCCGGAGGGGAACGAATGCGATTTATCAGCAGCATCATGCGCCGCACAAAAGCGGCCGAACCAATCGAGCAGCGCGGGTGGCTCACCGACCCGCATAATGCCGGCGGCCTCTTCATGCTGGACGCCTGGGGTAGCGCCGACGCCGGCGTCACCGTCACCCCAGAGAACGCGCTGCAGGCTGCATCAGTCTGGGCGTGCGTCAGCCGCATCGCCCGCGACCTATCCACCCTGCCGCTGCACGTCATCGACCGCCAGACCGACCGCCGCGACACCACCCACCCGGTAGCCCGGCTCCTGCGGAACCCAAACCAGTATCAAGCCGGGCCGGGCTTCATGCAGACATTCATGATGAACCTGCTTCTGTATGGGCAGGCGGCGGTGTATCTGGAACGCACCCGCGGCCGCTACCCATCGAGCCTCTACCCGCTCATGTCCCGCAGCGTGCAACCCGGCCGCATCAACGGCGAACTAATCTACCGCGTCAGCACGACCCAGACCCTGCGGGCCGAGGAAGTCGCATCGGTGGTTCACATGAGCGCGGACGGCATCAACGGAACCTCGCCCATCCGTATGGGCGGCCGCACCATCGGCACCGACATCGCACTGGCCCAGTTCGCCGCCCGCTACTTTAAAAACGGCGCGGCAGTCGGCACCGTATTTGAGCTGCCGCCGATGGGGCCGGATGCACTGAAAGAAACCCACCGCATCCTCAAACAGCAATACGAAGGCGGCGACAACGCCCACCGACTCGTCGCCATTCCCCAAGTCAAAGTCCACCGCACCAGCAACAGCCCCCGCGACAGCCAGGCCGTCGAGGCTCGGCAGTTCCAGCTGGGCGAGGTGGCCCGGCTTTTCAACATGCCCATCGGGCTGCTGGACGCCGAGCGATCCAAGTACGCCGGCCTGGAAGCCCAATACCGCGACTACGCCCAGGCCACGCTGCGGCCATGGGCGGTGCTGATCGAAGCCGAGCTATCCCGCAAGCTGTTTCTCGAAAGCGAGCAGGACCGCTACGCAATCCGATTCAATCTTGACGCCATCGTGCGTGCCGATCTATCGGCCCGCGCCGATGCCGACGCCAAGCTAGTCCAGGCGGGCGTGATGACGCCGAACGAGGCCAGGGCGCACCACGAGCTAGCGCCGATGGATGGCGGCGACACACTGCTATCGCCGCTGAACATGACCCCCGCCGCCGAGCGGTCGGTGACTACCCGCAGCCAACCAACCCCGCCAGCAGACGACGATACCGACCCGCAGTTACTGCTCGACTGCCTCGACGTCATCAGCGCCGCACAGCAGGCGCAGCAACAGGTCGAAACCCTGACCCGCACCATCGCCGAGGGCATCGCCGCCAAGGAGGCCAAGGCGCTGCAGGCCGCGGCGAAGCGGCACGACGACCTGAACACCTGGGCCGCCGAGTGGTTCGAAGGCCACCGCGAACACCTGCGCAGCCGCCTGCCCACCCTGACCGACGACAGCATCGACCAGCTGACCGAGGAAGCCCGCGACGCAATTATCGAAGCGCAGGGCAGCGGAACGACCGAGAACGTCGTAGCTGACTGGAAAAATGCACGCAAACTTACAATTTTCCAAACCGCGATGGCGTAGCCAAACCTCGCCCGCAGTACCATCAGTGTGGAAAAGCGTACTTTCAATCTATCGGAACTCCGGGCCGTTGATGAAGCCAACCCCCGCCTCCTGCGGGGTACGGCGGTCGTGTACGAGCAACCCGCCGACATGGGCGGCGAATGGGCGGAGATCATCAGCCCCGGAGCATTGACCCGCAGCCTCGCCTCGACCCGAGACATCAAAGCGCGTTACGAGCATGAAGCTCTGCTGGCCTCATCCAGCAACCGCACGCTCGTACTGAAAGACGGCCCGCGGGGCCTCGGCGTCGAGATCGACGTAGCCAAGACCACCACCGGCGACGACGTGCTGGAACTGGTCGGCCGCGGCGACATCAAAGGCATGTCCTTTGGTTTCATCGTGCCGCCCGGCGGCAGCCGCTGGTCGCGCGATAGCGGCAAACTGACCCGCACCATCACCGACCTTGACCTGCACGAGGTGACGGTAACGGATAACCCCGTCTACACCGGCACCACCGTAGCCCTGCGGTCAATCTCCGCCGCATTACTGGCCGAAGCAAAACAACAGCTAGACGAAATAACCCCGCCGACCGCGACGCTCGCCGAGCGCCGCCGGCAACTGCAGCGGCAACGCTCCGCCTGCTGACCACGAACAACCGCGGCCAATACCTCGGGGCCATCGCCGACCAGCCGCACCCACCACCCCCGGAACAGTTCCGGGGCTTGACCAGAACACAACCCGGAGGAAGAAAGATGCCCCAGGCAGAAACCACCACACCCGAAGACAACGCCAAGCCCAGCTGGCAGGAACGCAAGCGGATCAACGAAGAGCGCAACCAGACCCTCGCCGACATGCAAGCGATGCTGAAAGACGCCGAGGCCGACAAGGGCCGCGACCTCACCGACGAAGAGAACGCCAAGTTCGATAAGTTGAACACCCGCAGCGAGCAGCTGGCCACCCAGATCGAGCGGTGGGACAAGCTCGTCGAGGCCTCCGGCCGCATCATCGACAAGTACCTGCCCGATGAGCAGCGCAGCCAGCAGCCCGGCCAGCACGACATCATTCCCGGCGAGACCGAGGAACGCGACGACCAGGGCAAGCTGGAGCGCCGAGCCTTCACCAGCTACCTCCGCCACGGGATGCCCCAGGACCCCGACGAACGCCGCAGCCTCACCATCGGCGGCATGGGCGTGGTCGGTATCCGGCCGTTCTCCTCGGAGATCTTCGACAAGATGAAATCCTTCGCCGGCGTGCGTGAAGCCGGTGCTGACATCATCCCCACCAGCGACGGTAACCCCATGACCTGGGGCATCGCCGACGACACCGCCAACGAAGGCCGGCTGGTCGGCGAAGCGGTGACCAACAGCAACGCCACCGACCCCGCCCAGGACACCGTCGAACTTGGGGCCTTCAAGTTCAGCAGCGACTGGATCAAGGTTTCCTACGAAATGGTGCAGGACGCCGCCTTCGACGTTGAAGCCTACGTCGCCCGCAAGGCCACCGAGCGCATCGGCCGGGCCTTCAACCGCTACAGCACCACCGGCACCGGCACCGGCCAACCGCAAGGCGTGACCTCCGCCGCTGCCGTAGGCAAGGTTGCCGCCGCAACCAACGCCATCGTGTACGACGAGCTGCTCGACCTGATCCACGACGTGGACGCCGCCTACCGCTCGCTGCCGAGCTTCACGCTCATGCTCCACGATTCGACGCTGGCCGCCCTGCGGAAGCTGAAAGACGGCAACGGTGCCTATATCTGGTCCGCCGGTGCCGCCGGTGCCCCGAACCAGATTCTCGGCTACCTCTATGTGGTGAACAACCACCTCGCGGAACTGAGCGCCGGAGCTAACGCCAAGGTGCTGCTGGCCGGTGCGTTCGAAAAGTATCTGGTCCGCGATGTCACCACGCCGATCGTGCTGCGGGACATCTCGCGGTTCGCCGACGACGGCCTCATCGGGTTCAAGGTCGATAGCCGCCACGACGGCCGACTGGGCGACAACACCGCCATCAAAGCGCTGGCACTGGCCGCCGCCTAAACCGCCTCTGTTTTCTCGGGTTGCGGCGGGTCGACGCCCGCCGCCGCCTTTTCATCATCCCTCGGAGCGGTATCCATGCAGATCATCCTGACCACCTCGCTGGTCGGCCACGGCTTCGCCCACAACGCCGGCGACACCATCGACCGCCCCGACGCCGAAGCCCAGCGGCTCATCGAAGCTGGCTACGCCACCGCCCCCGAGGCTGACAAACCGAAGCGGGGCAAAGCGGCGAAGCCGGCCGCAGCCCCGACGCCGCCGGCCACGCCACCCGCCAAGTGACCAATGACCGACAACAATCCCGCCCAACCTGACGCCGCAGAACACTCGGAAGCCCCGGACACCATCCGCATCCGTGCCCGGCTGAACATCGTCGGCCACGGCCTCGCCCTGCAGACCGGCGACATCGCCGACCTGCCCGCCGCCCAGGCCATGCGGCTGCTGGAAAGGGGCTACGCCACCCCCGCCCCCGCCGCAGAGATTGAAACCCGCTAGCCATGTACCAGCCGTCACGCATCGTGAGCCGCGCCACCGAGGCCGAACCCTTCATCAGCCTGGATGATGTCAAAGCTCACCTGCGCATCGAACACGACGCCGACGACAACCTACTGGTGGACCTGCAGGATGCCGCCGTTTCGTTCTTCGAGTTTGAGACGCGAACCATCATTCAGCCGTCGATGCTCCGCACGAGCTTCGACGCATGGCCCGCCGGCCTGCTGCACCTACCCCGGCCACCGCTACGTTTCGTGGACTCCATCCGCTACATCGACCCGCAAGGCCAGACGCAGACGCTGCCGCCCAGCGCGTACGTCGCCGACACCGAGGCCCGCCCCGGCCGGGTTCAGTTCACCGGAACCCTACCGCCGCTGGCCGACCGGCCGGGGGCCATCACCATCGACTACGCCGCGGGCTACGGCCTGACCGTCGCCGGCGAAACCACCACCCCGCCCGACCTGCTGCTGCAGGGCATCAAATTGCTGATCGGAAGTTGGTACGAGAATCGAGCCGACACCAGCGACCGGCGCGTCAACAGCACCCCCATCGCCGTGGATCGCATCGCCCAGCAGTTCCGCTTCATGGGGGTGGGAACATGATCGACGCCGGCACCCTACGCCATCGCATCCAGATTCAAAGAAAAGTTGCCGGCAGCGACGACGGCTACCGCCCCCGGTACGACTGGCAGACCATCGCAACCGTCTGGGCCGAGGTCGCACCCACCACCGGCACCGAGCGGGAACGCGACGACGGCATCGTCACCGAACAACGCTACCGCATCAAGATGCGACATAACCCCGAGCTACGCCGCACCGACCGCATCCTGCACCGCGGCGAGGCCATCGACCTGACCAGCGTCATCGACATCGACGGCCTACGCCGCATCACCCAGGCCGAGGGGTTCGTCAATGGCGAGTAAACGACGCGCCGAGCTAGAGGGAGCCGCCGAACTGCAGCGGCTACTGGATCAGCTGCCGGCCAAAGTTCAGCGGAAAGTCAGCCGCGCCGCTATTTCAGCCGGGCTTACGCCAATCCTGCGGGCCATGCGGAAAGGCGTCCCCGTCAAGGAAGGGACGCTGAAAAAGAGCCTGGGCCGGAAGGTGAAGGCTTACCCGAAAACGTACACCACCGTCGGCCTCGCCGGACCCAAGAAGTACGCCGCCCCCCACGCCCATCTGGTCGAATATGGGACCGGCCCACGCTACGACAAGGACGGCAACTACGCCGGGCAGATGCCACCCAACCCCTTCGTTCGCAAGGCCCGCGATGAGCAGACGACCGCGGCCGCTACCGCGGTGGCTAAGAAAGTGAAAGAAGGCGTGCACCGGGAGGCGGCCAAGGCCGCGGCGGGGGGCGGCCGATGATCCTCAAAGCCATCCGCCACCTGCTGCTAAACGACTTCGGCGTCCAACCCCTGCAGCCCGCCGTCCACGTCGGCTTCAAGCCCCAGGACGAAACGGGCAACTCCGTGGTGCTGCACCTAATCAGCGCCGCCCGCGGCCACCACATGACCGGACCGTCGGGTTTCGTCAAAGGCACGGTGCAGATTGATGCCTACGCCGCCGAGCCGAAAGACGCCGACGAACTGGCCGACGCCATCCGGCAGTGCCTGGACGGCCGGCACGGCACCGTTACCGACCTAGCCATCGACTACATCGAACTGGACGACCAGCGTGCCCTGAACATTAACCCGCCCAAAGGCCGGGCCACCCCGATCTTCGGCATCTCGGCCGATTACCGCTACGCCCACCGCGAACTGACAACGAACCCGAACCCATAACCCGGAGGATTGAATAATGCCCGACACCACCAAAGGCCACCACACCATCATCAAGGTTGGCGACGCCGACAACCACCTGGACGCCGCCACCTGGACCCGACTCGGGAACGTCACCGAGCTAACGCCATTCACGGCCGACGCTGACGATATCGATGTTTCTCATATGGAGAGTATCGACCAATGGCGGGAGTTCGATCCCGGCTGGGCCGAGGCCGGCGAGATCGAAGTCACGCTGCAGTACGTCAAATCTGAGAACGCAACCATCTACGGCCTTTTCCGCGTGAAGCGGGGCTACCAGATCGAGTTCAGCGATGGCAGCGTCTGGGAGTTCGACGGCTTCATCAACAGCTTCGGCAACGAAGCCGAGCGCGAAGACATCATCACCACCACCGTCGGCGTCAAGATCAGCGGCAAGCCCGCCTTCACCCCCGCCGCCTAACCAACTTCACGGTTCGACCCTCGGCGGCATCGTCGCCGTCGGGGTTCTTACACGCACCCACTAAACACCACCCGGAGCTACAACGATGCTCGACCGTACCGCCATCCTGAACGCCGCCACCGCCGCCGAGGCACCCACGCCCGTGGACATGCCCAGCTGGGGCGGCCCCGTCTACCTCCGCCCCGTCACGCTGGCCCAGGTTCGTGCGGCCACCACCGCCGCCGAGGCCGCCGGCCTGGAAGACGCCACCTACATGCTGCTGGCCCGCTGCATCGAGCAGGCCGACGGAACGCGGCTATTTGCCGACGAAGACGCCACCGCCCTGGAAGCGATGCCCCTGCGGACGGTCAAGCCGCTGCTGGCCACGCTGAACGCCATCAACGGCTTCGATGAGACGGCGGAAGCCCTCGCGGGAAACTCCGCGCCGACCCCGGCCTGAGATTCGAGATGTTCATAGCCCGCACCGTGCTGCACAGCACCCACGCGGAGCTACAGCAGCGAATGACGCCCCGCGAACTGCGGCAATGGTCGGCTCTGTATTCGATTGAACCCTGGGGCGAGGAACGCGACGACGCCCAGGCCGACACCGTATGCAACTTACTGGCGGCGCTGCACACCCCGAAGGGTAAGAGTTTCAAAGCCCGCCGCTACACCCCCGACTATTCGCAGGCGATGCGGCCGCCGCAGACGGAAGCGGACATGATCCGTACCGCCCAAAACATTAGCGCCATGATGAGCGCATCCGGGAGCTAAACCGTGGCCACCAGCATCGGCAATCTCAACGTGAAGCTGACGGCAGGCCTCAGTGGTTTTGCCCGTGGGATGCAACGCGGCGGGGGCTACGTTGACACGCTGCAGAACAAGGTCGGCGGCCTCACCTCGAAGATCGGAAAGCTGGCGACGGTTGGCGGTGCGCTGCTGGGGGCCGGCGGTCTGCTGGCCGGCCTGGGCACCGGCGTGAAGCTGGCCGCGGAGTACGAACAGGCCGGCGTCGCCATGGCCACCATGATCGGCTCGGCGTCCAAAGCCGAGGCGGTGCTTGCGGACCTGAACGACTTCGCCGCGTCCACCCCCTTCGAGATGCCGGGGCTAACCGACGCCACCAAAAAGCTGCTGGCGTTTGGCTCCACACCGGATGCCGTCATCGGCGAACTGCGGATGCTCGGCGACATCGCCGCCGGTATTGGCCAGCCGGTGGATCAGCTGGCCGAACTGTACGGCAAGGCCAGAGTATCCGGCCGGCTGTTCGCCGAGGACGTGAACCAATTGACCGGCCGCGGCATCCCCATCATCGCCGCACTGGCCAAGCAATTCGGCGTGGCCGACGCGGAGGTCAAGAGCCTGGTGCAAAGCGGCCGCGTGAACTTCGGTCACCTGCAGGCCGCACTCCAAGACCTGACCGCCGACGGCTCGCAATTCGGCGGGATGATGGCCGCCCAAAGCCAAACGCTGGCCGGCCGCTGGTCCACCTTGCGGGACAATGTCGGGCTGGCCCTGCGGGATCTCGCACGCGCCGGCATCGAGACGTTCAACGTCACCGGGGCCATCGAAGGCCTGACCGTCGCTATCCAGCACAACATCACCCCAATGATCCAATGGGCCGGGGCCAACGGCGACACAATCCGCACGCTCGCGGTCATGGTGCCCAGTATCTACGCCACCAGCAAAGCGCTAGCACTGTTCAATGCTACGCTGGCCACTACCAAGACCCTCGCGGTCGGTTCCGCAATCTACGCCGGCCTGGGCCGTATTGCTATGGCCATCGCCTTTTACGGCGGCGTCATCCCCGCGGCCGTTGCTGGGCTGAAAGCCCTTGCCGTCAGCACCCTTGCACTGAAAGCGGCGACGCTGGGGGCCGTCGCCGTGTTCGGCACCATCACCGCCGCCTTCGTCAAAAGCCGTATCGAGGGGAAACGGTACAGCGATACCGTCTGGGAGATGGGCCGCAGCCTCGGCATCTTCGACAGCGCCGCCGCCCGCCTGACCGACGCCTACGAAGACATCAGCGACGCCGCCGATGCCGTCGGTGCCGCCGAGCGGGCCATGGAAGCGGCGAAGAACGACGCCGCACGCCTGACCGCCGCCCAGGACTACGCCACCGCCCTGGAACAACAGATCAAGGCCCGCAAGGCCATGCTGAAAATGGAAGGCGAGAGCGTCGGCGATGACCTACTGACCAACAAGCTGCAGCAGCGGCTGGACGCCGCCCAGGCCGGCATCGAACGAATGCAGGCCGCGGCCCAAACCGCATCACTGGCCCCGCTGACCACGCAGCTGGACGCCGCCGGCGACGCCGCGGCCAACGCCCAGCGCGACCTGGACAACTTCGCCGCGTCGGTCTACACCGCCACCCGCAGCCCCGCCGAAGCCTTCGGCGACGACTTCGCCAAGCTCGAGCAGGCGTTAGCGGCCGGGGCTTTCGACAGCATGGACACTGCCAAACGCGGGCTGCACGCGGCACTAGACGACGCCATCGGTGGCGCCTCGACCGATCAGCTGCAGAATCTGGCCCGCGACCTGCACGCGCTGGCCATCGCAGGCCGCATCGACCACACCACCTACGAAGCCTTGTTCTCTAAAGTCGCCGACGCTATCGACCAGCCCGCCGAGAAGATGCGAGAGCTGGCCGCCGCCGGCGCGGCGGTCTATGACGCCACCCGCACCCCAGCCGAGCAGCACCGGGCCGAGCTGGCCAAGCTGCAAAAAATGCTGGACGCCGGCATCATCGGCTGGACGACATACCAGCGGGCCGTCGATCAGGCCGGCCAGAAGCTGGCCGACAGCAGCAACGCCGCGGGCCGGGCCGTATTCGAGGCCACCCGCACGCCACTGGAAAAGTACGAAGCCGAGCTCGACAAGCTGTCGGACCTGCTGAATAACGGCAGCATCGACTGGCAAACGTATGGCCGGGCGGTACAGAAAGCCCGCGGTGAACTGGAATCTGCCGCCGACGCCGCCCAGGCCACCCGCGCCGAAGCCCTCCGCATCGGATCGGCCGATGCCCAGCTGGCCAGCTTTCAACGGCAAATGGAGGCGGTCACCATCATCGATGCCAGTATGCCGGACATTGCCTACGCCGCGGCCCCGGCCGCACCAACCCGACCCGACGCCCAGGCCGGCGGCAACGCCCCCGCGATGCCGCCGATGGGCGAAGGCCTGCGGCAGCTACGGGATGACCTAAGCCAGAAGCAACTGGCCGAGGCCGAGGAACAGACCCGGACGCTGGACCGCATCGAGCGGAACACCCGCACCACCAGCAACAACGTCACCACCATCGACATCGTGAGTATCTGAACCCATGGCCATCGTCAGCGTCAAGGAAAAGTTCGACCGCCGCAGCACCCGCAAACGGAAAGACGGTAGCAACACCATTACCACCCACACCCGCGTGTGGATCGTGGAGTGCTCAGACATCCGCGACGGCACCGCCGAGGCCGCCGAGGCGGCAGGCGTCCCCCAGATCGGCGAGGCCCACCCCCAGTCCTTCGGCTGCGAATGCACCAGCGTCGATGCTGACCCGCTGGACCGCGATAGCCACAGGTTCGAGGTCACCGCCGAGTACAGCGACGAGGCCGACGCCGGCGGCAGCGACCGCGAGCTACCGCCGCTGGATCGGCCTTGGGATATCAGCTGGGGCGGCACCGCCAGCACCGGCCCATACTTCATCGACACCGAGGACAAGCCCGTGGTCAACTCGGCCGGCGAGGCCTTCGATAGCTTCCTGGAACGCGAGACCTCGGAACTGACCATCACCATCACGAAGAACCACGACCGCGGCGACCCCGGCACCGACGAGCTCTACTCGAATACCACTAACGACAACGATGTCCAGATCGCCGGCACCGTCTTTCTCAGCGGGACGCTCAAGCTATCTCCCATCCAGGCCAGCCATGTCACCGAAACCAGCGGCGGCTACACCATCAGCTACTGGCGGAAAACCTTCCAGATGAAGGCCCGCCGCGACGGCTGGACCGAACGGCTGGAAGACCGAGGCTACAACGAACGCATCCCCGAGCAGATCGACCACGACGGCGACAGCACGACGATCTACAAGATGCGGCCGATCCTGGATACGAACGCACAGAACGCCCGCAAGCCCCAACTGCTCGACGGCGACGGCAAGCTGCTGGCCATCGATGCCCCGCCCGTTGAACTGGAGTTCAAGCCCTACCAGCCGCTGGGCTGGGCCGGCCTGGGCTTCACCGCATAGGAACCAACGCCATGGCCGACCAACCCACCGCATTTACCAGAGACGCCGCCCGCCGCATCGCCGACGCCACCCGGCAGGTGGAGGCCACACCGCAGCACACCGGCCAGCGGGCTAACCCATCCCAGCCCGCCGCCGATCAATCCTTCTGGGCACGGATCGGCTCGATGTCCATCGGTACGGGCGGCTACTCATGGCATCGCATGATCCCGGTGGGCGACGGCCGGCTGGCATTCAGCGACCAGCCGCTATATGGACCCGATAGCGCTTTCGAGGCGACGGCCAAGTACAACGTCCCGGTCGGGGCGGTGGTGCGGCTATACCTGAACGGCTACGACGCCAACGGCCAGCCTACCTACACGTTCAGCTACGGCCCCGCCCCCGAGATGGCGTATCTGCGGCCCCACGACCACCGGGACAATCAGCACGGCGGGTTCGCCTTCGCGGTGTACCACCCCGGCACGGCATTGCCGCAGCAGCCATGGGCGATTTAGAGTATTCGAATCACTCAGTCCTAGAGCGACAAGTTGCGAGTATTCGTTCGGATAATCCAGCAGAGTTAGAACGCAACAGCATTTCTGCATTATCCTCCGACTGGAGGTCAGGCACGCACCTGACGATCTTATCGAAGGACCGCCTCAGTAAGCAGTCTTTGATGGTCGGCAAGTGCTGAGATTGAATTGCCCATTCCAGCTTGGTCTTTCCCTGACTTCCGCCCTTGGAGATAAGAAATCCTGAACTGCTAAGCTTTTTGACAAGTTGCAATGCCTCTTTTCGAATATCTGGAAAGTCGGGATTTTTAACGGGAGCCTGACCAAATAGATTTTGCTCAGTTGTCCAATGGTGGCCGCTGGTGTTCTTCGCCCAACTCTTGTTGCGAATCAATTTACACATGATGGCAACGAACGCAGCTTGCGATTGAGTAAGATACCAGTTTTGACAAGGAATTAGGTTCGCATGGGGTGACACTAACCAATCGTACAAGGCGTCAATGCTATCGATCTTCCGGGGTACGACTACGGGATCAATTAAACCATAAAGTTGATTAGCGTCACGATTATGTAAAGCGTGTAATTTTACGATCTTGGGTAACGCCTCATTCTTTTGCTTCTTTTCTCGCAATTCATGCAGATAGCGCTTCCATATCTTCGACGGAGGATGGTAATCATCCTCTTCAAATGCTCTGACCCACTCCCAGATGTAATCGTCGTTCGATATACCCTGTAAGCGCTCAATTAAATCCACACGCTCACCTGGATCAGATAGCCCCCCAATGATGATGATTCGCTCGGACATGGTCCCACCTGCTTACTGGAACAGTCACCGAGCGACGAAGTACTTCCGAATATAAACAAGAGGTATTTCCAGCTTGTCAAGATCGTTTAGCGACATATCTGAGATGATTGATTTGATGGCCTCGCGATACTTATTTGCGTCGGACTTCGATAGAAGGTCAGGAATGCGATCGTGGTTGAAAGAATCTGAATTGAGCTTTTTATCATTCCGGCTAAATAGCAGCTGTTTCGGTACGCCGTTTTCAGCAGCCCACGATTTTACGTAATCCAGTACGCGCTCACGACGATATTCGGCCCATTTCGCGCGTACGGCATCGTCGCCTTCCTGCAAGAACTCCTTCCAACTGATCCACCATCGATCGTCACGATGAAATATCGAATCCGAGCTTTTTCCAATCGCTTTTAAGAAACTTTCAGCCCATTGCTTCTGCGTTTCACTCGAAATTGAACTCAGAACAACCTTGCTGGAATCATCTGATACGGAATCTAATTCCGCTAGTGGCACTTGGGTGACAGCACCTGATTCACGATCTAAAACATACGATTCTGTTGCTGACAAAAACACGAAGGCTTTCCACACGTCGTCACGCAGCCAATTATTTTGTTGCTCAACTTGAGCATACGTAGGTTTGATCGAACTTGACCCGGCGTCTAATTTGGGAAGTGACAGCCCAGGTTCAACCAGTAGGTGACCGACTTCTTTTCGACGATGAAGAAGCCCTAGCTCTTCCCCCTTTTTGACGAGATCGGCCAGCTTTTGGCAGCCTACGTCCGAGTAGTCAAAATCAGGATATATAGCTTTGAGTTCGTCGGCTAGTTTCGCGCCATGAACAGGCCTGTCGGCATTGCGGACGATTTCGGCCAATACTTGAACAACTTGATTTAACGATGTGGGTGCATTCATACTGAGACATCCTATTAAAAATATGGCATAGTCCCTAAGATTTTGTACTCTAGGGAACTAAGCCAAAGTTTTATGTTGCCTCAGCTTTCGCCAGCGTTCTCATGTATGAGGGGCATAGCCAGGTGCTGAGTACCAAGCGTATGCTCTGAACCTCGTGAACGAAGACGGTCCTGTACTCAAAGCAAATGCTCTGGTCAGGTAGGCATAGTATCGGCTTCAATTTATCCCTTGTCAAGCCCAAAACTGCTGCAGAGCGCTTTTCTGCCTTGATGACGCGAAGAGTATCGACAAATCCATGTTGACGGACGGTTTATGTACGGTATGCTTCTGACATGCCTCCGAGCCGATGGATAGCCCGCAACTTCATCTTCTGCGGCTACATCTCCGCCGGATTCCCCAGCCCCGCCGAGGGCTTCGAGGACGACAGCCTCGACCTGCACGCCCATATCGTCCGCAACCCCGCCGCCACCTACTACTACCGCGTCCAGGGCGACGACCTACGCGATGAGTGCATCCAGGACGGCAGCATCCTGGTGGTGGACCGCAGCATCAACCCCCGCCCCGGCCGGCTCGCCGTCGTCGAGGAAGACGGGGCCTTCTTCGTCGAACGCATCACCCGCAAGCCCTGCACCGTATTCGGCTGCATCACCGCCATCGTCTACCGGGTGAAGTGA